AAAAAGAAAAACAATTATTCTTGAGTGATTATGAATCTTAAATTGTTAGGTCTTTTGTCATTCCTGCTTGCTTGTTTTGGAAGTGGCTATGTAGGATATCAGATAGCCAGTACAAGCTATGAGCTTGAGATAAGTCATATACGCGAACAGAGCAAAGAGCAAGAAGCTTTAGCTTTACAGAATAAAATTGAGAGGGAGAATGTTTACAGCAAAGCACTCATCACAACTCAAAGTAAGATTGCGATATCTAATGATAGAATTACTGCAGCTTTTCGCGATCTTAACTCCTGGGCTGATCGCAATATTATTACTGATAACAGTATCAGCCTGCACAACAGTCAAGACAATGCCAGTCGCAACTCAGACATGTCCTCAACTGCCAGCACTGCCGGAGCAGTTTCAGACTGTGAATGTAGATGCGATGGAAAGAACACAGAAAAACTTCGCAGACTTTATCAAGAGCAATTGATCGTGGCTCGTGACTGCGATATCAATGCGACTTATCTCAACAATCTGATTGAGTGGTATGGGAACATAAGTAAATGAAAGAAAATCTAAAGAAATATATGATTTTTATTCCTTCTGTTTGTGCTGGCGTTTTTGCTGGTTGTGTGCTTGCGACTTTTTTGACTGTTTATCTGAATCGAAGGAATGATTATTTTGTGAGTTCCTTTTTTGATTCTGCTCGAGTCTATCAACCTTCGCCTGAAGCTGTTTATTTTGTTCTACAAGAACCGAGCTTATTTGCTCTAATTTTTGTATTCCTTCTTGGATTTGGCTTTGGTTTTCTTTTATTGGTTCTAAATCTTGCTTTGAAGCACTGTTTTGGCCGAGATAAATAGAATAGAGGCTTATAATCAAACCAATTAGCGTGAGTATAAAAGCGAAATCTACAGAAGAAAGTTTTGATTCGGATGTATCTGAAGCTTGGAGTTCGTTTTTTAATTCATCTGGATTTATATCTTCAAGATTATTTGCCGTATCACATAACAAGTCACCGAATTCGTCTTTTGTTGAGATTTTATTAAGATTGTCACTGAATCTATGCAGGTTTGCTGCAATTTTTGAAAATTCTGTATGTAAATTCTGATTTTCTTTTATTGTATTAGATACATCACCAAGCTTAATTTTTATTTTTTCAATGGCAATCGCAGCTTTCTGCATCATTTGAATATTTTCTTCGGTATAAATACTTTGTACTGTCTTTGCTATAACAGTGGCAAAATTTCTCATGGTAGGAGTGTAGAACTTTTCAAAATTACGAAATGCTTTTTCGATTAGTTCTTTTTGTTCCTGAGACAAGTGTATTTGATTTTGTTCCATGAAGATTCCTTGTATATAAAACGTCTAAAGCACAGATGATTGTCGCAGATTGTCTGTGCTTTTCTCTATTTTAAGCCTATTAAGCTTATGAATCTATTTTTTACCGCTCTAAATAAAACTTTAAAGCCTAGACCTAGGCTTACTGGTTCGGAGTGGTCTGATCAATACCGTTTTGTAGCACCTGGAACATCACCTGAACCAGGTAAATGGAGAACTAGCAGAGTTCCTTACATGAAGGAGCCTCTGGATATGGCAACATCTCACAGTGTTGAAAAGGTTGTGATTATGGCAGCTTCTCAGGTTGCAAAATCAGAACTTCTTATGAATGTGATGGGTTACTACATGGATCAGGAACCTTCGTCAATCATGATGATTCAACCCACTGTAGAAAATGCTGAAGCCTTCTCCAAAGAACGTATTGATCCTACCATTCAGGCTTCACCAGTTCTGAAAGAAAAAATGAGCGTTACAGTTTCTGATGAAAAGGGGCGCTCAAGAAAATCAAGTTCAACTATCCGTATGAAGCATTTCACCGGTGGTTATCTTGCAATGGTAGGTTCCAATTCACCTTCTGGGTTGGCATCTCGTCCTATACGTGTACTACTTTGTGATGAAATTGACAGATACGGCTCAACTCAGGAAGGTGATCCTCTAAAACTTGCAGTTCAGAGAACACAGAATTTCACTAACCGAAAGATTGTATTTGTCTCAACTCCAACTACAGAACAGCGTGAAGGCGGTCCGACAATCTATGAAGAGTTCATGAAATCGGATCAGCGTGGTTTCTTTGTAACCTGCCCTCATTGCGGTAAGCAGTTTGAAATGGAGTGGGGGAATGTTCACTGGTCAAATGATGAGCAGGGGTATCTTGATGAAGATTCAATCAGGATGGAGTGTCCTCATTGCAATCAGAAAGTAAGAGGCAACGGAAAACCTGATCCTTATCTGCTTGAATCTGGGGTGTGGATTCCTAAGAACCCTGAAGCCAGAACCATTGGTTATCACTTAACCTCTTTATGTTCTCCATGGGTTGAATTGAGCGATCTCGTTGAAGAATGGGTTGATGCCAATCATAAAAAGGATAAAAAAGGCCTTCAGGAATTCATCAACTTAAAGCTTGGTGAACCATGGCATGAAGATGAAGCGGATTTGAACTTATGGGAAAAACTTGCTCAGAGAAGAGAATTCTATCCTGAAGCCGGTCTTCCAAAAGAAATTCTGATGCTTACATGTGGTGTGGACGTTCAGCAGAACCGTCTTGAAGCAACAGTGTTTGGATGGGGCGCCGATTTTGAAGCATGGGGCATATGCCACAGAGTTTTCTTTGGTGACACAAAACAGAATGAAGTCTGGTCACAGTTAGATGTTTTGTTGATAGAAAACTTCCATCTGCAGGATGGCAGGGAATTGAGAATTGCTTGTACTTTAGTTGATTCTGGTGACGGTTCAATGACTGATACTGTTTACCAGTACACTAAGGCACGTGAGAAATCACGCGTATTCTCCTCAAAGGGTTCATCTGTATCTAATAAAGATCTGATTGGTCCACCTTCTCAGAATAACCGTTACAGAGCATTTCTTTTTGTGGTCGGTGTTGATGCAGGTAAAAGACTGCTGTTTAACCGCCTAAAAGTTAATGATTTTGGCCCTGCCTATGTGCATTATCCAATGGCACGTGATTCAGGCTTTACAGAGGAATACTTCAAGCAGTTAACTGCTGAGGTATTTGAACGTAAGTTTGAAAAAGGACGTGTTAAGGAAGGTTGGAAGAAATTAAGAGAGCGTAATGAGGCACTTGATTGCGCTGTATATGCAACTGCAGCAATTGAGATAGTAAGACCTGCATTCAATCAGCTTTGTGCTCAGGGGGCAAATACTGCGGTAATTCAATCAAAGCCAGTTAAAACACGCAAGTATTCTAAAGGAGTTATCTAATGCCAGTTTTAAAAAAATATAAAGGCATTCCTTATGAGGTTGCTAAAAAGAAACTTGATGCATTGTTAGATGCTCTGGATGTGGTTTTAACCGGTCAGAGTTACACCATTGGATCAAGAACCTTAACCAGAGCAAATTTAACCGCTATTCAGGAAGCAATTGAGTATTGGTCAGACATTGTTTCTAAGTGTGAAAGTGGTTGTGGTGGTGTAAAAGTTCAAAGAGCTATTCCTCAGGATTTTTAAGTTATGACACAGAGAAAATTTCCTCGTAAGTCAATGACCACTAGAGCTAATGCTGTAAAAACTTCAGCAGTTCAGCAAGCAAAAACTCCTACTGCTGTTGTAAAAAACAGATTGGTTGCAAGTGGTTATTCTCATTACGGCGCTTCATATGCTCGAAAGTCCTTAATCGGATGGATGAGCCACAGCGCTTCTGCAGATGAAGATATTGCAGATAACATCAAGACATTAAGAGAGCGTTCACGCGATCTTTACATGGGTGTTCCTCTGGCCACTGGTGCAATTAAGACCATCAGAACAAATGTTATTGGCTCTGGTCTTATGATGAATTCTCATATTGATCGTGACAAACTCGGACTTACAGAAGAGCAGGCAGTTGCCTGGCAGAAGAACACAGAGCGCGAATGGCTTTTGTGGTCTGATTCAACCAACTGTGATGCTGCAAGAATGTGCACCTTTTATGAGTTCCAGGCATTAGCTCTTTTATCAACTTTGATGAGTGGTGATTGCTTTGTCGCGTTACCGTTCATTAAACGTCCTAACTGCCCTTATGACCTAAAACTAGATCTGATTGAGTCTGACAGAATCTGCAATCCTTTAGATTCATTCAAAATTACAGAAAATTCTGTAGTTGAAGGTGTTGAGGTTGGTCAGTATGGTGAACCGGTCGCTTATTACGTTGCCAAATATCATCCATATTCAATGCACCGTCCTATAAATTCCTTTAAGCAGGAATGGAAGCGTGTTCAGGCTTTTGGCACAAAGTCAGGTCGTAGAAACATGCTTCACCTGATGTCTGATATGGAACGTCCAGGACAGCGCAGAGGTGTACCACTTCTTGCCCCAGTGATTGAAGCATTAAAGCAGTTAGGCAGATATACAGATGCAGAGCTTGTTGCTGCAGTCGTAAGTGGTTATTTCACTGTATTTATCACTCAGGATAATCCTCAGAATGGACTTGATTCTTTAATGTCAGGAATGCCTGGTGTTGATGTAAGTTCCATGACTGCAGATCAGAATGATGTCTCACTCGGTAATGGTGCCATTGTTAATCTGGCTGAAGGAGAGAAGGTTGAAACCGCAAACCCTGGCAGACCTAATACTGCTTTTGATGGTTTTGTTACTTCTATCTGCAGACAGATCGGCGCAGCTTTGGAGATTCCTTATGAACTTCTGATGAAGAGCTTCACTTCTTCTTATAGTGCTTCTCGCGGTGCACTGCTTGAAGCCTGGAAGATGTTCAGAATGAGAAGACAGTGGATTGTTAACCGTTTATGTCAGCCAGTTTATGAAGAATGGTTATCTGAAGCTGTTGCTAAGGGTAGAATCAATGCTCCTGGTTTCTTTGATGATCCTGCTATCAGAAAAGCATGGTGTTTAGCTGATTGGTCTGGTGATACTCAAGGCCAGCTTGACCCACTTAAAGAAGCTGAAGCTGCTAAGGTTCGTGTTGAGGAAGGTTTCAGTACACGTGAGCATGAAGCAAATGAGCTTACCGGAATGAGCTTTGACATGATTGCAGCTCAGAGGGGCAGAGAAGAAAAACTTATGAATGAAAACAACATCAGATCAACAACTGGTGTTAATTCAGTAAAACACAGTGAAGAGGATGAAACCAATGCCAAATACAGAGCTTAGACCAATTTTGGCAATTCAGGAAAAAGAAGAAATTACAATCTTGAATTTCTTTGGTCCTATTGCTGAAAAATGGTGGGAAGATGAGAAATGCTTTGATGAGGCAGAAGTTGCAAAAGCTTTTGCTGCAGTCAATCCTAATAAACCAATAGATATTTATATCAATTCGCCAGGTGGAAGTGTTGCAAGCGCTCTGGCAATTAACGGAATTCTATCAAGACACAAGGCCGGCATCACAATTCACGTGACCGGCCTTGCTGCTTCTGCTGCAACACTGATTACTTCCTTAAAAAATGCAAAGACAGTAATCAGTAAAGGTTCTCTGTTCATGATTCACAATCCAATGTCTAGCGCATATGGAAATGCAGAAGAACTTGAAAAGCAGATTGATGTTCTCAATAAATGCGCTGAATCAATGAGAAGCGTTTATATGGAGAAATCAGGACTTGATGAAAAGGAGATCAAATCTCTCATGGATGCAGAAACCTGGTTTACCGCTGAAGAAGCTGTAGAGAAAGGTTTTGCTGATGAGATTGATAACAGTGAGCAGGTATCTGCTTATATGAAAGATGATCACATTCTGGCCATTGCAGGCAAAGAATGGGATTTACAAAACTTACGTAAACCATCTAAGGAGATGTTAATGAGTAAGAAACCAGAAGATCCAAAGCCTGCAGCAAAGGTAGATGATACTCAGATTGTTGCAAAGGCTGAGGAGAAGAAACCAGAGGCTATGACAGCAGAAAAATTAAATGCTGAACATCCTGATCTGTTTAAAGCAATTGTTGCTGAAGCAGTTCAGTCTGAGCGTAAGCGTATTCAGGCTCTGTCAGAGATTGATAACGGTGCAAATCATGACCTGGTAATGAAGGCAATGTTTGAGGAACCAATGACAGCAGAGCAGGTTGCCATTGAAACCATCAAGATGCAGAAAAGCCAGAGTGAAAATCATGCAAAAGCATTAACTGAGGATGCTCAGGCTTTAGCAAGTGATTTAGCCGGTGCTGATAATGCAGAAGGCGCTTTACGTGACAACAAGGAGAATGAAAGACAGTCAATTGTTGCTGCAGTTCACTCTCATCTAGCAAAAATCAACGGATATAAATAATTTTAGGAGAATCTAAAATGGCTGATTTAAGAGCAGTTGAATCAACTGAGTATGACAAGTTATTTGCCGGCCTTAATCGTGATGAGATTAAGACTTTTCCAGTAGTTGTTGCATCAGGTCAGAACTTAAAGCGCGGTGCTTTAGTGACCTTTGCAAATGGCAAGGTATCTGCAGTTTCTGCAGCAGATGGTGATAC